CTCATAAGGTTGAGCCCTGGAATCGCACCAGGGCCGCTAGGGAAAGGTGAATGCACGGGCGCTTGCCTCAACCTACAAAAATAATGTGAGTAATGTACTTGGATCTAATGCTGCAAATACTTAAACATTCGCCTGGAACGCCCAGACTATGAGATTTACACGACTCGAACGTGCTGACGGCCTGATCCGTAATCTCTAAGATGATAGATAGCAGTAAAACTATTCATTTGCTAACGCCGGTAAATAATTACTTGATTTTTTGGAGTTTTTTATGGTCTGAAAAAATATAGAAAAACGTCATGTAGTTTACGGCTATCAATGTGTCGTTATAGTTGTAAGTGTTTTTTCCAGAATTGGAGGAACATCAATGTGAAGAGAGAAAAGTTTTTCATTTTGTCGCCACCATCGAAAACCTAAACTTTCGACACTACCATAGTAGCGCATTCAAGCTTGCAGTTGGTTAGGCGTTTCCTGGCAGAAAGCTGTTAGTTTGGGCAAGCCTTTAAGCCCATATAAACCCTTGGAAAAATCGTAGTTCTCAGCGAATTCGCACAAAGCATCAACCTTGTGCGGAGCCAAACTGTCTACTTCCCAGCCAAGGCGCGGGGCTACGATCTTGTCTGGCTTGCGCTCGATGTAGCACTCAACAATGATTGTTTTATGAAAGTGGTAAAACTCGCTATCAACCATCACTCCAACTGCATGCTGGATGCAGTCAAATAACCGCTCATAGAGTTCTCGATCGTTTAAGTGGTTAACTAGACTGATTTCCGTCGCATTTTTGGGCGATCCACTACTCCCACCAGTCGAAGTTGAATAGTCAATACCAGTTAAATCAGTCAGTGGTCTCCCAGCTCTAGCCATGATGTGCGGTAAGTCCTTAATTAGCAATTCCCTGGCGTTGGCAGCTGTCGCTACTCGGTCGATAGGTGCAAACAAGCTCATTTTTCGCCCTCCTTCCCTGATTAATTAATTCACTGTAAATAGGTCGATGTACAGCCAGGGAACTCGCCATTCTTGCCCAGTCAGCTCGTATAAGATCAATTCATCGGGCTTTCGCTTGTACCAAAGCAACATTTTTTCGTGATCCATCAGTTTTCTCAGTGTCTTCAGCGGGCACTGCCGGCTTGGAGTGATAACCAGCCTGGTTGCTGAGTTATAAATGTTAAAGACTATCCGATTGCGCATGTTTCATTACGTCCTTCAGCATGATTTCAATTTTTCTAATTTCCGTAAAGTCCAGTTCCTTAGCGGCCTCTGGGCTGATATAAATTGACAGAGTGCCAGGCTTAAGCAAGGTATAGCCAATCTGCGGAGAATACTTCTGGTAGTATCCGTATCGTTTTTCGTTGTTAAATTCCATAGTTCACCTCCTCCAGACTGCTGCAACGTCTTCTGTGTCATAGTGGACGACTTTAACGTTAGCTCGTCCAATCTTCTTCATAAGCCTCATAGCGGCCCTCCTAGCGCTTTGAGGCGTTAGATATAACATTGGCCGGGTGCCGACTCTTCCCAGTCTCCAGCGGTCAGGAAACTTGCATACGCCGTAAGCTCCAACTCTTTCCCAGACTCCCCAGATGGTCTGCCCGTCATTAGTCCACATCGTCATGGCATTCATCCCATAGAAAAATAATAAAAAGAATTGCAGACAGCGCTAAGACAACGATAGCGCCAATTGCGAATAGTGCTTTGAACAGTTGTAAAATCATTACTTGTCCTCTCTTTCACTTGGCAGAGTATCTGCCAGGGCGTTGAGCGCCAGGTAACTCTCTTTCTTGTCCAGGCCCTCGTAACTGATAAAGTGGTCTGATTCCTGCCCGCATACCCAAGCCAGGGTGGTTGGCGGGTTCATTTCGAAGTCGGTTAACTTAACGATGTAAGTATCGCCGGTTTCTGGATCCAGCAGAGCTTTGATTGTGTAATCTTCTTTTCTGGCGATTGCCAGGAATTCTTTAGTCGTCATATTGTGCCTCACATTAGATAGCAGCTGGCAAAGCTCGTCAGCATTAGTGCAATAAACGCCGCCCATGATACCCGGTTGGGCTGGAAAAGAACCCACAGTGTGGCCAGAATCCAGCATCCCCAGGAAAGGGCAATGGCGAAAGCTTGTATCATTTACTCGTCCTCCAAGATTGTCCAGTGGTTGAACAGATGAGTTGCGCTGCCGTTTCTCATATATTTGATTTGGTTAACAGTACATCCGATTGCTTGAGCAGCGTCTGCTTCTGTCTCGCTGACAATTGTCTTTCTGCTTCTCATGTTGTAGAGAATGATCGATTTCTTCGGTTTCTGTGATTTCATCGTAGCGTCTCCCTCCAATCTCCGCGCATGTCTGGTGGTGTGGCTGCCAGCTTTGCCATTAATCTCAGCAAAGATGGTGACATAGTAAAGGTGTCATCTTCCACTTGCCACACGGAGCTTTCGCTTTCCAGCCGTGCCATCATCAAATCGTAAGTGCTATCGTAGATGTAAACATTTCCTTGTTCATCATATTCGGCATATGATGAATCTTCATCGAACGCATAAATAAATTCGTTAATAGTCATTCTTTAGTGCCTTCTTTGCTTCACCAACCGTTACAGTCAACAGGTCAACTGCGTCCTGTAGCTTCTTAGGCAGAGTGGCTTTCAATTGCTCCAGCTCTCCCGCAGTGTAGCCAAAGTTATTCAGGTCATCAAAGCCTACAGTGCTTGGTGAAAGGCTATTGTCGATAATCAAGAAAACTCTGTTCCAAATGCTGCCATCATCAAAGAACGGCTTGCCATTCAAGATCACGTACTTGTTATCATCTTCTCTGCTTTCTGCCAGCTCTACCATGAGCTTTAAGATTTTGGTTGGAAAGGTTATTTCAGACATTGTCCGAATATCCCAATTAATGTCATACTTTCCCAGTACTGCTACTGCAATATCAGCGTTTGTCCGCAAAAAAATATTGTCACGCTCGTCTTCGCTTGCATAAGCCTTGATTCCATCTCTGTTATCAATAGCATTTACAGCTTCAATAAATTCCTCAGTTGTCATAGTTCATCCTCCTCATCATCAGGAAACATCGTTTTAAATGCTTCTTCGTCTGGGTGCTCTTTAATCAATTGAGCCATCAGGTCCAGCTTGATCTTGACTACTTGATCAGATACTTCAAGTAGTCTTTTTGAGAACTCGTTGCCCTCTCCATAGTATTTATCAAGCTCTACTGCTGCCAGCGTGAAATCAAAAAAGTGGAGCTTATCAGCCACATCACGCCATTCTTCAATCGTCATTGTTAATCCTCCCAGTCCAAGCCAATGTGTTCGTCAACATCGCCTTTAGCATATTCAGCCATCAGCTCTAGCAACTTTGCAGAGAGTGGTAAGACCGAACGGCCGTCACCTCTAAACTCCCAGGTAGCGCCGTTGTAATCAAACAGAATAGTGTCCCTACGGTTCAAAATTTTTATGTTTCCATGATTGTCCGCAATTGCATGGAAGACATTTGGATATTGTTCGTTAAATTCATCTACAAAATCTTTACTAGTCATAGTCGTTTTCCTCCGCTAACAGTTCATCAAGCGGGACTGCTAGTGAGCCAATCGCATGCCATAACTCGATTGGATAACGATTCACAGTCCGCTCCTCTAATTCTTCTTTCGAGTAAGCATATTCTTGCAATTCATCCTCAAACGCAAGTGTTGTTTCCAAGCCGTTGGCTCCTAAGATAAAGATATGCCAGTACTTTCCTCTAGTGCCGATCTCTGGCTTACCGTTGACAAGAACATATTTCTTTCCAGCATGCTCATATTCAGCCAACGCCAGCATTCTTTGCATTAGCTGGATGTCAATGCCTTCAATGGAACGCCCGGTCTTATCAGAGAAGAGCCAGTCGTCACTGCCTTGAACATAAGAAGCTATTTCTCTGTTGTGGTGGCTGAGATGGAGCATCCCTCTGTTGTCCACTTCAGCTGACCAAGGATATGGCAGCTCTTTGATAAATCTTTCCGTTGTCATAGGGCTAAATTTCGGTGCAGTCCTATTCTTTCGTGATGGCAATTTAATTTTCACGGCCAACCTCCACATCATAGATGAAGTCCAAGCTAGTGTGGATTTCATGCAGCTCTTCCAACATCCAGATAGACACATAATCATCAAAGCTGTTTGCATATTCGCTAAGCCTTCTCAGTGCCTCATCAAACTGTTCATCATGCTTACTCATCGTTGCTCTCCTTTCAATGTCCAGCACTGCTTGGGTGTTTTCTGCCAATCATACGTCTAATGGTTTTCATTGGCCCGAACGGATTTGGATTTAAATCTTTAGTAATCAGTGAAAATACCTGGTCAATTGACAGTACAAGGTTTTCATCTAAGTCAATTGAACATCCGCCCAATGCTGACTGTCCGTTCTTCTTTCATCATGGTAATGTACAGATTGGGCATTCTGACGTAGTAGTATTTTGTTTTCTTCATCACTAATCATCCCTGCCCAGCGTGTAGTGTTCAGCACCTTCAAGTCTCCAGTAATAGCAGTTGAAACATTCTTCACTACAGAACACTTCGTCTGCAACGGTTGAAATGTATTCTTCACCAGTCCCGATTGTCTGGCCACATTCATCACACTTGATGGTTTCAATTACGTCGTAGCTGTTCATTTTGAGCCTCTTTCATATTTGATCAGCACCGTTGGAAGCCAATGGATTCTTTTATACGATCTTCCCGGCTTTGCAAGCGGTAAATCAAAATCTACTTCACTTAGCAAGAATTCAAAATTATCCATTGGGTAATAGGCAAGCCCTCTACTATTCATATAGTCACACAAGATTTGATACGCTTGATAATTCCAGCCATCCCAAATAATGACTCCAGGTTTTGGCCCTTTAATCGCAAGTGTTCCGTGAAAGTCGATTCCGAACTTTTCAAATAATCGTTCGAAGTCATGAAATTCTAAATTGTGATAGTGAGAAAGTTCTTCATCGAGTTCTTGATACAAATCCTTTTTCATCGTAAATTCTCCCGTGTTCAATCATGTCCTGTTTGCTGGCAAAGCCTAAGCGTTGCCAGATTGGTTTAACTTTCTTTAAATCCATAACCTACCAGTTCTCCTTCCACAACGGTGAGTGCTTCTTCTGGGGACCTAACCAGGCCGTGAATAACGTGGTAATTGGTCAGCGCCTGGTGAAAGGCAATCTGATCTTTCCTAGCCCGTCCAGTCTTGGACTTCACTTCCAGGAAATAGATCTTGCCGTTCACTGGCTTAAATCCGAAAAGGTCAGGAAAACCTCTCGGAAGGCCAGTATCGAACCAGCGGCCATCTGGTAAGCGAATTTTGCCCACATTGGCCCTGAAGTTGATATAACCATGTCTTGATAACATTAGTCTGATTTGATTTTGAATTTTATGTTCTTCTGCCATTTTTGGCTCCTAAATTTGTGTGGTGTGACGGAAGCGTGACCCATAAAAATTAAGCGTCACACTATCCATCGCCCCTACTCTTTCAAGGGTTTGAGGCTTGTTTTCATACCTGTTTTGTGACGGATAATTCCGTTTTTCTTAACTTTTATATACTTTTTATTTTTATTTTTTCTTTTCTCTTTTAAGAAAAATAAGAGTCACAAGCGTCACATTCTTACTCGCTCTAGGGCTTGAACGTTTTTTAAAGCGTCACATAAGCATCACAAGCATCACATTAAGCGTCACACTTACTTATTCCAAGCTAAACGAGGATCAGTTTTAATAGTGATGCCTTGGTAAAAAGCCCCAGCGCGGTTATGAACTTTCTCAAATTTCTTCCCCATCTCAATTCCAAACTTCCGCTTGCTCATCTTGTACTCGGTCGAGTCAGTAGCCCAGCTGGCGTACTTTTCGTAAAGCACAGTCGCTGACACTTCACCAGTCCCGACTTCGCAGCAGTCAGAGATGAATTCGCTGAGCACGTCCATTTCATTTCGGTAGTCATTGCCAGCATTAGCAATGGACTTTGGCAGGGCCAGGCCTTCAGATTGCCACATTAAGCAGCCGTCAACAGCCCATTTGAGAATTCCCATGCTCTCTGCTAAAAGCTTGTCCTTGAGTGATTTATCAACCTTTTCAAGCGGTACCTGGTGATTGAATGGAATGAGCACCAGTCTCCGCCAGATACCATCGTCAGTGCCTCTGATCAGCGGTTTGTGGTTAGTCGCCATCCAGATCTTGAATTTCGGTTCGAATTCGAATTCCTGGCCGTACAATTTCCGGGCAACGACTCTGTCTCCGCCTGTCAGCTGCTTAACCAAACCTTCATCTAGTCTGGCGCCTTCATTGGCTTCACTGGAAACCACAAACCGGGCACCTTCCAGCCGGGCTATATCTGAGTTGGCTGACTGGCCATATTTGACCATTAAAGAGCTGACGTTCATTGTTTTCGCATAAAGTCCAAAGATTGGCTGGATCGTGTCGAGAAAAACAGACTTACCATTTCTCCCGTTACCGTTCAAGATGAACATGACCTGCTCTTTGTTGGACCCGGTCAGACTGTAGCCAATTGCCTTCTGGATAAAGTGGATCAGTTCCATATCGCCTTCAAAGGTCTCAATCAGAAACTCGATCCAGTGTGGGCAATCTATGTTTTCGCTGTATTCACTGCCAGTGATCTGAGTAAACATCTTACCAATGTCATGGTCGTGCAGCTCCCCATTAGTCAGGTCAACCCAACCGCTGGGAGTGTTCAGCACCATGTCTTCTTTATCGAAATCAGCATGAGTAACTGGCACATGGTGGCGTAATTCTTTTATCAGGTCATTCTTGGCCTTATTTGACCGTTCGTGTTTCTTAAACTTATTCCAATTTTTCCGGGCCTTGTCTTCTTCGTCTGGCGTTGCGTCTGCTGGAATGTTGATCGGCTCAGTGTCTAGAGCATTGATTGTGTTGTCGCAGATCTGCTCAATCATCCCAGTGTTGTCAGCTTGCCAATACTGGCCATTGTAGATATACCAGTCCTTATCAGTGCTCAGGTATTTGATATGATCACCGTAAGTGTCTAGCACCCGCTGAGCCATACCCATGTCGTCCCATGATCTAGGCGGCAGATCTTCTGGTTTTTTCTTGCCATCTTTTGGTTTGTTAAAGTTGAAATAGACCTTGTAGCCATCACTAGCCTGGGCTTTTGGATTGTAAATCTTAGGACATTCATTAATCGCCTTGTTTAGCGTTGCCTTGCCGTAAGTCGTGGCCCCGTGTACTTCGTCCCACTTCTCACGGATCAGACTGGACATTCGAAAGATCTGATCCATCTTGTCATAGTCACGGCCAGTCCAGAAGGCTAACACGTTAGCGAAAGCCATGTCCGCTTCACTGTGAGAATTGTAGAACTCTTCCCAGCCACCCTGCATGAACAGTTTGATTCTTGGCCCTTGAGCTGATCCGTAAGCCCGGTTTAGGATTTCTTGGATAGACAGATCAATTGCAGGAGTTTTTTGTTGCATGACCGGGTGGAGTGGCTGGACATTATCCTTGCCAAACATGAACTCGTAAAGCTTGGTCATGGCTGGCTTGTCTAGGCTCTTAATCTGGCTAGGCGTGATTGTGTTGCCTGTTAGGGCAAAGAACCGGCCGGACTCGTACATTTCAAATTGGCCTTTTCTCCGGCGCTTGCCAGGAATCTTGCCTTTAAAGATTGCGTGAATGCCTTCTCCAGATTGGCTGATTTCCATGTAGGTTTTATCAGTCATTTCCTGGACCTGCTTGATCAAGCTACTTGGATCCCCACTCCAGTAGATGTCCAGGTCGTCTTGAATGTGGTCAATATCAAGCCCAACGTAGCCATTGGCAAAGTAAAAGGCGAGCCCGCTCGCCCTTTCTTGTTTGCCCAAAGCATAGAGTGCTGTTTGAAAGTCTGACCAGGTTGAAGGGTCGTTAGACTTTCCGGCCGTACCGTCACAGGGGTTGATTGGAATTTTGGTGTTCTTGCCCCGCTTTTCGTCATAGCGAAGCTCAAACAGTCCCCATTGCTTGAGTGCCTTTAATTCCTCTGGAATGGTCTTAACATAGGCTGAAAACTTCTCCATTTTCCAACCGCCCCTCTTCTAAATCTTAGAATGGCAAATCACTTTCGTTAATCGTCGTGTTGTTTGCAGTGAATGCTTGGCTTTGGCCAGGCGCTGCTGATTGTTGCATTGGGTAATGAGTATCTTCCCAAGTGTTAACCCATGAATTGTTACGCTTGGTAATCTTGCCCTTGTATTCGTTGTCGCTGACTTCAACCTTCATCCGGATTGGCTTATTTTCGCAGAGCTTAACGAAATCATCTGCACTGTCAATCTGAGTGCCGTCTGGAATCTTGATCAGCTCTGCAATTCTGGACAGTTGAGCATTGTCAAATTGGTCAGTGTCCTTATTGGTCCAGATTGCTTGGAAAAGGTGACGACCATGTGCCTTAGCATTGGTAGTAGCCAGTTCTGGAACTGCGTCTAAGTCCTTGCGAACAACAAAGTCAAAGGTGATGTTTTCGTGACCACCCTTAGATGCACCGTGAGTGGCTGACTTCATAATCATTTCGTAAGTGCCTGCTGGCAATGGTTCGTTGTTTTGCTTAACTGATTCTGCTTCCTTGTAGTTAACGTTTAAAAATGACATTTTGTTTCTCCTTTATTTAATTAATGGATCCAGCCTCTTTGTTTGGCTTGGTAGTAAACCCAACCGGGCTTGTATCCTTTTCCTTTTGCGTATTCTTTGAGTTCATCCATCGTGGTCAGTTCTGCCGGGTTCTTCCCCAGCAGATAAGAGACCTTGAAGGGCTTAATTTCTGTTAATTTCTGAGTCTTATTTTCGGTCGGCCCTTCACGTTCTGTTTTCTTAACCTGGATAACATTACGAGAAGACACTTCGGGCACGTCTTAACTGCTGGCCCGTTGTCTGTATTCTTGCCTTTCTTCCGGTCTTTTAATGTCCAGTGTCTGTTGTCGGTTGGCAGACCAAAGCGCTCAAAATTCCGGACCTGGTCGATAATGACAGCCTGTTTGCCTGGCTGGTATCTCATACACCGCATCGATTGCTGGATGTAGAGAACTAGCGACTTGGTTGGTCTTAATAGAACTACACATGAGCAGTCTGGAACGTTGAATCCTTCCGAAATCAAGTCACAATTTGTCAGAACCTGAATTTTGCCAGATTTGAAATCCGACATAACCTGCTCTCTCTGTTTGGCTGGTGTCTTGGCGTCTGCTTCGGCTGCTGGAACTCCGGCCTGGTTGAACATCTCTGCGACTTTCTTAGAGAAGGCGACCGTTGAACAGTAGACAATTGTCTTCCGGTTTCCAGCGAATTTTTGCCAGCTTTCCACGATACCGCCGTCGATAGTCTTCTCAAACTCTGCTAAGCTTGAGCCGGTAAAGTCACCCGTTGAAGACTTTCGCAGCACTGACTGGTCACCCAGCTCTGCTCCGAAGACTTTAACTGGCGCGAGGCGGTGGTGATCGATCAACCATTGAACCTGCGGCCCTACTACCATGTCGTCATAGGTTCGGCCTAAGCCTTCCCCGGACAGTCTCCACGGTGTGGCAGTAAACCCCAATCTTGGCACCTTATCCCAGAATTGATAGATCTTCTGGTAGGTCTTGGCTAGGGAATGGTGAGTCTCGTCAGTGATAATCAGACTAGGTTTTGGCAGCTGGCCCAATCGGTTCTTAATCTTGCCAACCGTCATGATCGTTGTCTGCTGGTCAGGAATTCCGGCCTGCTGAAACGTCTCTTTAATCTGGTTGACTAATTCTTTGCGGTGGACCGTAAAGAGAATATAACCACCTTTCTCAGCCGCTAGTCTGGCAATTTCCGCAATAACTACCGACTTGCCAGACCCTGCCGGGCTAACAATCAAGACAGATCTATTGCCCGTTGCCAGGCTCTGTCTGGCTTGGTCCACCAGTCTTTGCTGGTAATCGTAAAGTGAATAGTTCACTTGCCACGCATCCCTTCCTATTATCTAGTCGGTTCTTGGCGTAAGTCCCAACGTCGCCAGCAAGAATCACTCCTCTGGTTCCGTCTTCCTTACTAATCAGCCGGCCAACTACATCGCAGTTGCCCATGACATAGTCCCTAACCTGCTCTCTTACATCTGGGCCGTATTGCTCGAACTGCTGGCCGTTGGCGTCTGTAATTGGCCGTCTGGCTTCCCATGCGGTAACTAAGACATTAACGTCATAGCTGAACAGTTTGGAGAATAGCCGAATTGCCCAATTAGAATATTCATTGTAGTGGGCCAGCTGGTTATCCAGCCCGTTCTTTGACTCCTTGGCTTTCTCCACAAACCAGAGCTTTTGGAGATTGCTCAAGTTATCAATAACCAGATTGTCGTAATTCTTTGCATTGTGGTTGAACCAGACAACGAACCGGTTTAAGTCCTCAATCGGCGTTCCTGGATCAATCAGCCAGATGTCCTGGCTTCCTTGGTAAGCCTTAATCCGGGTGAATGACCCGTCCAGACTTAACATGTAAGTTTTGCCAGGCAAGCTGGCAGACAGTGTGGTTTTGCCAACCCCTGGCACGCCGTAGATCAGATAGCGATAGCGCGGGGTTTTCTGTTCTTCCCATTTAAACGCTGGCATCGTCAGTTCCTCCTAATTTCACCTTGTCCAGTTCCCGGTTAAGATCCTGCCGGGCCTGGTTCCAGATTGCTAACTCTAGCGCCTGGATAGCCCCGTCGATTGTCCCTGTGATTGAGCTGTCCCAATCCGGCTCATTGTCTTTCATGAGCTTCCGGGCCTTGCCTACAGTGGGCTGAGCGAGTGCTTGCTTAACCAGGTTGTTGGCTTGCTTCTGGGCTTCAGCATTCAGGCTGTCAGCCCATTCCTTATTTCTTGCCATTGTGGTATACTCCTTTTAGATACTGATTTTTGTTGCTGGTAAAAGCGTTTGATGCTTTGACCAGCTTTTTTATTGTCTGAGTTTTCGTGATGCTCACCTCCTTTAAATCTTGTCGCGGTAAACCCAGTAGATTAATAGTTGCCCAGCAATAAAGCTGAACCCGATGATGCCCAATAAGTCATGCAAGTGTAAACTGATGATCATAGCTTTTCACCCCAATCAATGTCGTACATGTGGCTTTCCAGCCACTTGGCAGCTTGTTTCTGCCAGATAACTGTTTTCTTACCTTGCCCATGTGGGTTAAGTACCCACCCCGTGTGCTTCACCGGGTCAAAGACAACTTCCGGATAGCGGTCGAAGATCTTCGTCCGCACCCACTCGGCAGATTTCCCCTGGCAGTAGTCCCGCCGGAATTCGTTGATCCCGATGGTTTTCGCTGTCAGGTCCTCCTCCAGCCGAGGCTTAGATTCTTTGACGATTTGAAACATCATGTCCCGGAGAGCTGATTCGTTTAAGATGTTCATTTTTGGTTCTCCTTTTTCTCTGATTAATCCGGAACTTTATTTCAAAAAAATTTGTTTTTTGTCGATCTTGTAAATCGAGTACATTTTTTCGAGTGTAGCCTGCTTGACCAACCCAGAGTTCTTTTCATAGTGGCTTAAAGTTTGGTCAGAGATGCCAAGCTTTTCAGCCGCTTGCTTTTGCGTCAGTCCAGCGTTTACTCTTGCTGCCTTGATGCTGATTTGAGGCATTGGCTTTCCTCCTTTCTCTTGTTTCTTTATTGCTGTTTCAAGCTTATGCCTATATATTAGCCCGGTTTAATTCGAGAGTCAAGTATTTTTTCGAGTTTTTTCTAAAAAAAGCAGATTAAACCAGAAAAAATGCTAAAATTAGGGTATCGAATACATACAGAAAGCTGGTGTACTAATGGCTAGAGCAGAATTAACCCCACAAGAAAAGCAACTTAAAAAAGAAATTTCAGCAACTCTTAACCGCCTTTTAGAAGCCAAGGGATGCAAAAAGATTGATGTCGTCAACGGCACCGGAATTAACAACAGTACGATTTATGATTACTTTAATGGTAAATTTTTGCCAACTCAAAAGAATGTTATCAAGTTGGCTGCTTTCTTCCATGTAAAACCAGAAGAAATTGATCCACGGCTGGATCCAACCCCATCTAACGCTATTCCGATTAATCGTATTGAACTACACCGCATCCCTGTGATTGGCACCATTGCATGTGGTGATCCAATCGATGCAGAGCAGAACGTTGTCGACTACTTGGAGCTGCCAGGCCACTTGCCAGATGGTGCTTTTGCCCTAATCTGTGAAGGCGACAGCATGGAGCCTGGCCTGCAAGACGGCGACCGGGTCGTAATCGAACCTACTCCAAATGTTGAAGATGGTGAAGTGGCAGCAGTTTTAGTTGATGGCGATACGAAAGCTACCTTAAAGCAAGTCAGACATGTAGGCGATACAATCTGGCTTATGCCAACTAACCCCGCTTATTCGCCTATTGTCCTGGACAAGGACCACCCCGGCCGAATTCTAGGCAAGAAGATCCAGATGATCAGATATGGCAGTAGATAAGAAAAAAGCCCGCGCTTGCGGGCCTGAATGGATATAGAAAGAGAAAAAAGAAAAATGGAAGGAAAGAAAACTACTCCAACTAAACCGGAAGAAAA